GAAGCTATGTATTGCGTTGATGCAACACCTTGGTCCCCAACCGACTTGTCTCCGAGACGCGAACTCCGGCGCGATCTCCTTCGACGATTTCTAACTGTGCGACTTGTCGGAGCCCTACTTGTTGAGAGGGCTTGCAACACTGGAACCAGTTGTTGCAAATTAATCGGCACAGACATCTTATTTTTACTCTTATTTTTATTCTTTGCGCTTAACTTATACGACTCACCGGGCAGCAAACCCGATGAGAAGCAGACGCCGGTTTCCACCGGCGGCAAAGGGCTTCCGCCCCTTGAGGAATTCCATCCCCCTGGAGTACGTTTAAGGACCACCTTGTCCTGACGACGAGCGCTGCCAAAATTTGGCCTCGCACTCACCTTCCGAATAACGCTCGGAACAATCGGTCGTATTTCTAGGCACGACAACCCATTTGTTGGCAACCTGCTAACTTGCAGAATACTCCTATTCGGAACTGCAAGCCACAATCAATTCCACAACAGTTGACGTTAGTTAAATTTCAGCTGGGCATACCATACTGATTTGATTTTCAGCTGGGCTACCATACTATTAAAAAATTTAAGTACATCAACGCCCTTTCGACACGAACAGGGCCCCCCGTTATTTCACCGCGGGCACGTGCTCCGTATTTCGAACGGAAAACAACGACTAGTTTTTCGGTCCAGTTCACCGTTTACTTCGTTTAAGGACCAGTTTGTCCGCTACCTTTACCGACCAGCTAGTCCTACCGCTAGACCTAACAGACGCCGTCAACTACACTCAAAACCGTCAACAAGTCAGATGTTAATGCTTGTCCGGGGGCGTAATCAAAGTCATCCAACTGTTCAATCAAATAGCTCGGACAAAAACCGTACACTTTTGTGAATTGTTGAGCGACTACATCAGGCTCAAAATCTATCTCTTCGCGCAATGGGACCCAATGTTCCCACGACTTACTACGTTTATAAGGCTTGCCATCGGTGACATTGTCTAAAATTCCTTGACAGAACTGACTCAACACTGGCACAAATGACCATACGGCAAAACTCTTAGCTATGTCTCGCACGTAGGTGGGTAACTGCTCTTGCGTCATTGACGCATCGACAGAAATGAAGGTCTTGGCCAAGATTCTCCCAACCTTTGGTCCTAACACCCTCTGACTTCCCACATTCCAGAACCTCATACTACAAAACTCCAGATAATCAACATCCGGACGAAAGACCACCTCCAGTTCGTGGCCGCAACTATGGCACCACGCTCGTAACGCGGCCATATCAAATTGTGCTTCAACAATAAGCACATTATCATCGCCGAGTTGCACGACGACGTAATCTTCCACACCAATGCTATGAAAGAAGCCAGCAAATATCATGAATCCGCAAATTGTATTACCAAGTGAAGTATTAATTCCTCCACTGTCCCTTTTCGCGTTGATTTTGACTCTGATACCTGACTTGGTCCTCCCTTTCTTCATCAATTGCTTGATTAACATTTCTTTAGTAGAGTGTGGGAAGGGATACCAACTGAATTCGGCCTCCATTGCTTCCTCTTCTGTGTGGCCATCATATTTCACAAAGTCACCTTCGTAAAAATACCAACCAAGGCGTTCATAATGTGAAATTATAGCTCCAATTTGATCAGCGGTCATTCCACCAGTATATATAAACTTATTCTCCAAAGCGGTCTCAACGTCCTTCCAATACGTATCCACCAACTTCTTCTGAAAAGCATAATAATAAGGTGCACTCGCTGCCAAATACGCCATAGATTTAGCACTTATGATTCTAGGTTTACGTGCATTCAACTCCTTATGCACTAACCACTCGCCTTTAACAAAGAGGTCTGAATCACCAGACACCCAAGTGAGTCCATTTTCACTATCTTCATGGCTCAACTTAATCAGCTTGCGGCGCGCTTCTGGGTATTTTTGTAGAAAAGAATCTAACATATCTTCATCAAATTCGCACACCGGCATTATTGGTGGCGGAAATCGAATTGTAAACGCGTCTCTACTCATTTCCCAGTGGGCAGCCCTCTCCAAGCCTGTGGACACAGGTTCTAAGAGTAATCTAGTCATCACTCCTTTCAGCTCATTGTGAACACAACTAGCTGGATGCCATACGTCCTCGGGTGCTGTTGTGTAGCCTACCAATAGTCGATTGACTTTGCAAGTTGCAAAACTCAACCAACTTGGTATGGTCACTTTTCCAGCCAAATTCTTCAGTTTATTGGTCCAATATCCGGAACACCACGTGTCTAACTCCTTGCACGGGGTAACGAATAGGCCCAAGTCCGTTCCTTTTCTAACTTCAGGTATTAACGAACTAATCCCTTTATATATGGCGCCCAATAATAATATCACTCCCGAAACGGTAAGCTGCATGTCAATTGGTAACAACCTAATTAACTTAAATGTAGCTAGCCATGACGCGGCCGCGAATATCAACACTGCCACGATTTGTGAGTTAGTGACAATTGTCCAATCTACACTTGGATCTTGTGTTTCCAAGACTACTCGGACTGCTTTCACTAACTTTTTCATCTCTGGCAGAGATGAGGGCATAGGCATTTTCATTCTGTCCATCCATATAGGCAATCGTACCAACGCTTTCTGGAAAACGTTTTCCGATCCGGGCTTCACCCCCATTTTGTGGAGATAAACCATCGCTTTCAAAGAATCCAATGAGGATTGGGCAATCTTTAATTTTGGTGGTTCGGTGGCTTCTTTCACCTCGGGTTTTGACTGGAGCCCGTCGATCACTTCTTGTCGAACTTCCTCCAGCGCGTCCGCTGCTCCCTGCAGCTCCAACAAGCCAGCTTTCAATGAACACGACACCTCGACAGCTTTAATAGCCTGTCTAGTCCTTTTGTCCTTGCGCTGACGGTTGGGTACGACGCTTTTAACACGCTCAATGGCTTTACGACCGCATTCCGGTCCTCCCAGAGACAATGGGGTAACCTCATTACCCATGCTCTGCGATGTTCTTAAAAC